TATATTAAAAATAAACTTAGATAACGACGCGTATTAGGGCGAAAACATGGCGCGCGAGATAGCCGAAAATCTCGATTTTATTACCGGCGCGATATTGGCGGGGCGCTCTAAGGGAATTATTCACGATTCAAACGGCAATAAAACCGGCAATTTTGAAATTAAAGGGGCTTAAAAAATGACATTTAGCATAATCGAATTGCAAGAAATAGAGCGCCGCGCGTATGCCGCTGGCGATACTGAAAAATCAAACTTAGCCGCGCAACTATGTGCAGCACTTAGCGCGCTGGAAAAACTAACAGAGGCCGCGGACGATTTAGCAAGCCATATAGAGAAAGAAGCGAAAAGCCCGCCCGCCGGTATCGCGGACGGATACGCGCTACTGGATACGGAAAGCGATAAGTTTACGGATTTTGTCAACGCCGTAACGGACGCGCAAGAAATAACAGAGTAAAAAATTGCCAGCTATAAAGGCCGCCCCTGTAATCGGGCGGCTTTTATGGCGGGTAATTTTGCCCGCTTATGTTTTTAATCTAGAGGATATAAAACCATGAATAAGATTAATTTTTATCTAGAATCACGCCTTGCAAGTATTAAAAAGCGCGCCGCTACTTATAGCCGCTTAGATCCGGCCGCCGCCTTGAAAGCGGCGCGGGAATGGCAAGTTAAATATGGCCGCAAGGGCTGGCGCGCGTATGATAGCGCGAATCATTATGATGATGAAGGCGCGCTATGCTTAGAATCCCTTTATGGCTATAACGCGACGCCTATTCAAGACATAAGCCGCCGCGCCTTTGACTATAGCGGCTATTATGCTGATAGTTTTCAAAGTGAATTGATCCGTCCGTACATTGTCACCATTAAAACGGCGCGCGGCCTATTTATTTGCCCCGCCGTTGACTATTCAGATAGTGACATAGCCACGATATATATCAATTTAGGCGTTATAGTACCCAAAAACGCCCCCGCGCAAGATCTAACAGATTGGCAATTTGCCGCCGCCCGCCGCGCTGATTCATTGGCCGATTCTATCGCTAGAGATAGCCGCGAATGCGACGCCGAAAACCGAGCCATTCTAGAGCGTGAAGAATTGGCCATTCAGATAAAAGAAGCAAGGCAAACGGCGCGCGGCCTGATAGCCGCTATCAAGGCGCAACGCAAGGCGGGAATAGATCTAGCGGGCGCTATATGCGACGCGTTGACCGATAAATTAAGGGAATACAGGCGCGAGATTATCAAGGCCAGAGAGCGCCGCGACGCCTTAGCCGAAAACTATTGGCTATCAGTAGAGGGCTATTAAAAACAGTTAAAAAATAAGCTATTGGCCGCCCTTGCGCGGCCTTTTCTCTTTTTTGCATAGCTAAGAGGCGCGCGAATAGTTCGCGGCCTCTCAAGCGGGCTATTGTCGCGAATATCGCGGGCGCTATAGGCGCGCGGGGTATTGTCGAGAATAGCGCCCATGCACTATTCGCAAGCCGCCGCGCCTTGCGTGACCCCTTGCGCCCTTTAAAAATTGAATGTAAAGCCGCGCCCGCGTTTTTGTAAAGTTTTTGCGCGGGATTGTAAAGTTTAGCCCGTTGTATTGTAAAGTTATGCCGCCGCGCCTTATATCTACAGGGTATCAGGCCGCAAGCCTTTATTCTATAAGGCGCGGCCGTTTGCGGGTTTTACAATCTTAATAAAACGCTTTAAATACGGCGTGTAAGTCATTGATTTTATTGGTTTTTATTTTCAACTAAGGGTAAACCCTATGATGCACTGCACCATTTTTATAAAAAAATCGGATTTTTGAGTTTTTGTAGCAAATATTATACAAAAAGGTGGGGCTACTTGTATTCAGTGTATTACAGTACGTCCTCACGACGCGTCTGCCCAAATATGTTCACCCCATAAATAGAGGATACAACTCTTTACTTGGGCGTATGACCGCCGCCTTGTTTACCGTTCTCTCTAGCAGCTTTAACTTTGGCTTCAGAGTTGGATTTGCCACCCTTTGAACCCATAGCTTTACCAGCCGAAGAAAGATTCGTATATTTAATTGAACCTGAATCATTGCGCGTTGGAATTGCCATATCTATACCCTTAAATGTATTTTAGCCCAAGCGTTTGGCCTAAACTATTTTAGCCCAAGCGTTTGGCCTTACCACCTAGCGCACCATTGCGTCTAACAGCTAATGTCTTTGCTTTTGATTTAGCTTGGCCACCCTTTTTACCTCTTGCGCTTTGTATTGGAATCATACGCTGGCGTTCTTCTTCTGTCCACTTGAAACCGTTGCGCCCTGCACCACCTTTGGTTAAGTTAACCAACGGGTGGCCTAAATCAGTAAAACATTCGATCAATAACTTTTCATGGCTTTCAGCTTCTTCTCTGGTATCCCATGTAGCCACCATTTCAGCAAACCATTCACGATTGACTATTGCTTCATGCCATTTAGGCTGATGTGATCTATGTTTGCTAGTCATACGAGATAAGTTTTTACTCATACCAACATAAAACACTTGGCCAGTATCTTTGAATCTGTGAATGTATGTGTAATTCATTATGCGCTCCGCCTCATGTCTAGTACCACCGCCTTCGGCTCCGGCGGCGCCTCAACCATACGACGCAACTCTGACTTACTGTGGGCTTCTATCGTATCAGGCGCAGCAAAAATACGCTTTTTGCTTGGGTGATCGTTCGATGCCAAGCGACCACAATCAACCCAACCAGCTTCTTTTAATGCGTGAAGCAATGCAGACTGCGGCACCTTGCTACGACCAAGGCCAGTTAGATCAGCAATGCGATCACATACATGATGGAACGGGCTACCAATAGCACCTCTAGCAAATTCACCAGAGCGCAAGCGGATCATCTCAACAATAGTGGACTCAAGGCTACTCATGCCAGATTCTAGCAAGTTCAGTTTAAATTCTGTCATGGCTGGCGCTGCGCCCGGATTGAACTTAGATACATCTCTAGCGTGTAACCATGCAGCAATATGCTCAAAGTTGCCTGCTCTATACCAGTTGTATAACGCAAGGCCAGAGCCGGGTTTGATCTTCTCCATTGGCTGTGCAGATGAGCTAATACAGAACCAACGACGGTCTTGTGATGACAAACTAATGGGAATCTGCTCGTTAGAGAATGCCAACACAAACAGGCGGTTGGCCATCTTGTAGGGGTCTTTGCCCTTACGATTGATGTCTAACATATCAGGCGGCGCTGCAATGATCGGCTTGAGTTTGTTCGCCAATGCTCTACGAGCTGAAGAGTCTGGCTCTTTTAGCTCATTAAGTACTAGCACTTCAGCCTCTAAATGATAGGTGAAGTTTGATTGCAGCTTGTCGCTGTCAACAATAGATAAATTCTTTGAATCGCTGCCGCAAATTGACCAAATGAATGGCATCCACATCAAATCCTTACCGCAGCCCTCATCGCCAACGTGCAGCACTGCATGGTTGATCTTGATCTTAGGATTCTGAAGTTTGAATGCCATCATATCCCAAACGTGATTGCGTTCATTCTCATCAGGTACTAAATGCGCGCAATGCTCAAGCCAACGGCTAATGTCACCGCCTTGAGAAGTAATAGTAGGACGGCCATCAATCCAACGATTGCCGTATAGCGCGCTATCCTTGTACACAATCGCGGTATCGCCCGCAGCGTAGGTCAAACCAGCTAATACTTTAGCATCATGGGCTTGACGATTCTCATCGTAGCAGATGGAGGACTCAACCTTGCGGCCAGTATGAATAGACTTGCATGAGATGTGACGATAGATTGCGTTGAACGTGCTACGAGCAATGTCGTTACGTTCGACCATATCAAAGTATGAATCATCCGATTGGATGTACGCGAACCGATCGTACCATTCTTCCTTTTCTATACGCCCAAGCTCCTTACGCTCAACTTCGGCCAGCATCTTCTCAGGTGTTAGCTCGAACATCTTGGACGGGGTAATCTTTTCTAATGCTTTAACGAACGCATTGGTCAGCAACTCTGGGCGAACGCCCGGCTCATGTTTGGCAGCGCCATTCTCAGCAGCCCACACTAGATACTCGCGTGAACCAAAACCAGCGCAATGTTCATGGTAGCAGCAGTAAGCGCGGTTGACTGGGTGATAGCGACCCATTGGGTTGCCATCGCTATGCTCTGCACTGTTAGGGCAAATCACGCCATACCAACCAGACTGATTGGCTGACTCTAACAGCATTCCGTTCTCATCAATCCACTGCAAAATGTCGTCGTCGCCATCGTCTTTAAGATGTATGGTACGCACTTGAGCAGTGTCAGCCTCATCAGGGTTAACCCCTAAAGCATCGCATATTTGATCTAAAGAAAACTCACGCTCAGGATGAAACTCAATCAGCTTAGAAGCGAAATGTTCTTTGCCCGGCTTGAGGTTGACTGATCCGGGTAAGCGAAAGTTACGCACTGCATTGATCGCGCCCCCATCAGTAAAGCCCGCATCAGCAATCGCTTTGATCGCTGCGGTAAACTCACCCTTGGTTGGAGCTGACTCGCAATCGAATACATAGCCCCACTGATAATTGCTTGGTGAAGTTTCCATAATCCATGTAGGTTCAATGGTTGGCTCTTTGGATTTAGTGCCGACGTCATCAAGAACCATCACTAAGACGTATTCGCAATTGGCAGCAGAGGCAGATACTTTGCCGTCTTTAAAGCGGTCAAGAATGAATGAGCCAGTGTTGCCGTACCAAGCGCCGGTAGGCTTGTAGCGTTCAGGTAAGAACGCTGGCCATGTGTATTTAAGTGTGCCATCGCCATGTAAGGCTTGGTTTCCATCAGCCATTACTGGCTTTTGTCTTACTACTACAAAGGTTTCCCCCTCTGGGGCTAATTTCGTTAAATACTCAACGAATTCAATATTTGATATACTTTGCGCAGTCATGCAAATCCTCTAGTTTGTTTTGATTAAAAAGGCTTGGCTCTTATCGGGGTCAAGCCTTTTGCTTTTATTGGACAGCCAGTTTACTACTTTCCATATCTAAGCATGGCTTTTACTTCTACGTTCAAGGGTAATTCCTTACACCAATCAGGCGGCTCGCACATTACGCGCGTCATTTCTTCAATGATTTCTTGTGGCCTGTCGGTTTCTACAACAATCTCATCGTGGACGTGGAGAACAACATTATCCAACCTGCGTAAAGAATGACGCAGTAAATCATTAGCAACAGCTTGAGTAATATTTTCACACGCCAATCCTTTCCAAAGTCTAGCCCTTGGCCACTCTGTAGCGTCGGCAGCCGGTTTCCACGCAGCTTTGGCGTAAGTAACCCCCTCCGAGTCGAGCTTGGCATAGGGGTAGCATAACACCCTTTCAGATGGAAGTGCATACCAAAGATGCTGTCTGTCATACATATAAACGACGCGCCCAGCAGCGAACTCATAGCCGGGATTGCGTAGGGCTGCGGTGTAGGCTTCTTCTAAATCTTGCCAATACCTTACTGCCCAAGAGTTTGCTCTACGCCACGCATTAACGGTACGCCTAGCATCGGATTCGGGAAGTACCACACCGTAGTTACGACCCATCGCAGCAAAAGCACCAATACCACCACCATAACCACATGAAAGGATAGCGACCTTGCCAATCTGTCTTTTAGAGTCAGTAACTTCATCTTCTGAACAGCTAAATATACTTGCAGCTTCTCTAACATAAATGTCCCTACCATTTCTAAATACATCCAATACAGTATCAGCGTCAGGCTGGTTTGACAACCAAGGATTACAGCGCGCCTCGATGCCTGACCAGTCCGCTACAACTAAGTGTTTACCCTTAGCTGGTATTAATGTAGGCCGGAGCATCCCTTTGAGAACATCGGTAACTCGCTTACCGAATTTTGGGACAATGCTTTCTCCATTAACCATTGCTGTTCTAACAAGATCAGGTTGTTTAGCGCATTTTCGAGTGAAATTGTGGACTTGCGCTCCATAGCTGGAAGCGCGACCTGTGGCGCTCCCACCAGCAAAGACAAACGCTCCGCGCACTCGATGATCCTCCTCATCAGAAAGCTGTGCAAGGCGGCTGAACTTCGCAACCGATGACGCCCAGAGATCGTCCGCGCATTGGATAACGTCTGCGACATCGGGGGGAACTTGATCGGGATTCTCATCAGCAAAGATGAGGAGGTTGGCTCTAACAGTTTTGTCGATGCTGTATTTTTTCTCGCCATCTTTGTATTTCTCCATTAGTTTGAGGGCATCCTCGCCTACGCGAGCCATAACCCATTGTTTCATTTTTGAACTTCTTACGCTGGTAATCTCGCCCTGCGTGATCTCATCAACCAGATCCTCGATCTCGCCTAGCTCGGCTGAAGCATAGCGCAGAGCTGCCTGTGCAAGTGGTACGTCAACCAGTACGCCTCGATCATTAATGCGCTCGTTGACATGGTAATCAAACAACTCATCTGGTGATAGCGGGCGCATGGCTTGACTGACAGTACGCATGACTTTGACATCCATCTCACAGTAAGCAATCATTTCAGCCATCAGCTCAGGTTCACTGCCGAACGTGCCGTCAGCCCTTGGAATGGATAGCAGACGGATCAATTGACTACCTCGGTGATCCTTACGCATCGAAGCGCCAGCGAAGCGGCCAACGTCCTCTAATGAGCCGGGAGCGCAATTGGCTCTGGCCTGTGTAGCGGTGCAATAGAACTGCTCCAGCTTGAAGTTGATCTGTAAAACATACCAAAAGATCAAGCGCTCAAAAGCTGCATTGTGGGCGTAGATTAGGCCAGTATGCTCGCGCACTTCCTCGGGAAAGCTATCATGTGGCAGCCACGTCTTAACTTCTTCATCATCAAAAGCATAAGACATACACAAGACCTCCGTACTGGGGTCTTGTGCATAGTTGTAAACCCCATCCGTCAGCAGATTGCATCGGGATTTGGTTTCAAAGTCGAGCCAAAGAATGGACATTATTTGCCTTGTTTGTGCTTACGACCTGAACCTTTACGAGTGTGGCTCAAACTTTTGGTTTGATGCACTTTAGGCATCTTCATTCCTAATGCTGGAAAAATGTTTTTAATCTCAACGCTGGCAGCTCTTACCATTGCCATCTTGACTTCAGCCATGCCTCTACGGGCATCCGGGGATAAAACGATTTGATCTTTATGGTTCATAGTTTCCTCTAGTTTGTTCTAAATAAAATTAAACTGTTACTTGGCTCACTAATAACAATATTGTGGGATTTATTCCCCCAATGATTACAAGCCCAAGCTGAAATTGTTTTTCGTAAATATTCGGGGGCAAAATCCCCACAAGGTATTTCAGCACCCTCATCCTTTTTTAAATCATGGATGTAAGGGTAAAAATGATTTCTTAGCGTTCCCATCGGATATTTTAATGCGCCGCGTTTTCGCCCAGTTTTATTTACTATTTCTAAATCCCCATGCTTTGTTCCGTCGCTATCAAGAATTGCATAAGTAAATCTACCTGCTTTTAAAAAACTAATTGCTTTATCTAAAGCAGCTTTTTCAATATTGTTCATAATTTCCTCTAGTAAATTAGGTGGGGCTAGACAGTCTTTTTAGTCGTTCGTCTGCGAGTACTTGAGCTGAATAGTGTCAGCCTAGCCCCTATTCGTTACACTGCTGCGCGGCGGCGGCGAGCTGGAGCTGCTGGAGCTTCTTCTGCAATAGAAGGCTCATCCAATTCCAATTCAGGCGCTTTTTCACCTTCTTCAGCATTCATATCCATCCAGTCAATCACTTCAAAGATTGGTGTATAGATACGGCCATAAGACTTATGAACATAATGCTCTTTATCCAAAGTAATAATGGCTACTGGCTTGCTAGGATCTTTGTCAATTTGACCCGCGATCAACGCGCCCAAAGTTTGAACAGCACGTTTACCACCTACAGAAGTAGTCGTAAAGCGCGCTTCCATCCCTTCATCTTCACCAGTTACGCACTTCATTGAAAAACCAACTTGAGTTTCCCAACCACGTTTAGCACCGGCTGGAGCTGGCTCTAACTCAGGCAATGGTGAGCTAATGCCAACCATCTTTTCACCCAATACATCGCCATCGCCCCAAGCGATATAGCCATGTACGAATGAGAATGGGTTTACTGCCCACTCGGAACCTTCTTCTACTTCGGTTTGATTTGCACCAAAAACCCAATGACCAGTTTTGTCCATCTTAATGATGACGCTGCCAGATTCGGCTACTTTAGGTAGATTAGCCTTGAGCGCACCGGCCAAGTCTTTAACTGCTGGTAAACCTGCTGCTTTGAATGTTGTCAAATTTGACATAATATTTCCTTACTTTAGTTTAGTTTAGAGAGGGCGTTAGACAACTGACGCCCGATTTGCAACACCGCTGGCCTTGGATCAGTGTCCTCAACCAACGTACTACCGGAAGAAACCGCTATGACTAGCTCTTTCGGCAATTCTTTCTTCTCCTTCTTCAATAGCTTTTCAGCTTGAGCTGGAGAAATTAATTTTGTGCTGAACAATTCAGCGTGATTTCCTGTTAAATCCATCAAAGTGTTTTCGGCTTGTTGCTCGTCTACCCATTGACGTGTAGCGCGTTTAGCTACCAACTTGAAGCCCGGTACGCGTACATCAGCTTCTACCATCTGGTGGGCTAATGAGCGTAAGTCAGCGACCCACTGCTCTAATACGTCAGCCTTCTTGAGATAAATAGCAATCATCTTAGGGTTAAGGTCTTTCAACGCAAGTTGCGTAGCCCTATCAACGGCGCCAGTCATTAGCGGGCAAGTAGGTTTGGCAGCGCACCAACGACAATGCTCACCAGATTTCATAGTAGCTTCTTTGCCTTGGGATTCTTTAACGGCTAGGCGTAGCCCGCGCTCGAACTGCTGTAAGCGTTCAACTGTCGTCGTCCAGCGACGCATCTCAGGTGGCTGCACAATAATGATCTCGACTTCATCAATATCTTCAAAGATCCACTTGCATTTATCGGTACGCATGGCAGCGCAAGCATAGAACATGGCTTGATCGTTTTCTTCAGCTTCCACAATCACGCCTGAGCCGAACTTCCAGTCAAGCACAATGGCTTTACGGCCAATTTTACCTAGCAAGTCGGCTGATCCAAATGCACCTTCGATGTAGTCACCAAAGTCAACCTCAGACTCAACGGTATATTGCATCTCAAAGTCAGGATCAATTTCGTTCAAACGCGCTAGGGCTGGCAGAATTTTAGACTCTAACAACTCCTCTGTCATTACATGGTCTTTGTACTTCATGCCAATGGTGTCTTGCGGATCGAGTTGCTTCTCAAGGATTTCGGCGATGACGTTATGACAGAGTGTGCCTTCGTCAGCGTATTTGCTTGATGGTTTTGGAGGCATCTTAGCTACTAGAGCTACCGATGCTGGGCAGTTAATTACTCGTTTAGCGGTAGAGCCGCCGACGACGCTTGAATGCTTTGCCATTTCTATCCTTAATTTAGATTACTTTACCTTTTGAACGTCCAGTGTAACACAAGAATTGCGTTACGCAACAGATTTTATGATATTATTTTTTACATGAACCCAAAAGAACGAGAAATAGAGAAATACTTTATCTGGACAGTCATGTCCGTTGGTGGTCTAAGCTACAAGTTTAAATCACCAACCAAGCGCGGTGTCGCAGATCAAGTAGCGTGTTTACCTAATGGACAAACTTGGTTTGTTGAGTTAAAGCGAACCAAAGGCGGCATTGTATCAGCCTTGCAAGCGGAGTTTGCTAATGACATGATTCGCTTGCAACAGCGTTATGCCTTGTTAAGTAGCAAAGAAGAAATTAATGAATGGATAGCCAAGTGTACAAGCTAAGAGATTACCAAGAACAGGCTGCCGATTACATATTTGAACGCGACAGAGCGCTAGTTTTGGCATCAGTGGGCGCGGGTAAGACCGCCATTACGCTTACCGCTATGAAAGAAATGCTAGATAACGGCCACATCAAACGCTGGTTGGTGCTGGCGCCCAAGCGCGTCTGCACTGACGTATGGCCTATAGAGCTGCCGAAGTGGGCTAATGGTATGTCAATGTCAGTGTGCATTGGTACGCCTAAGCAGCGCATGGCAGCCCTCAAAGCCAAGACTCAAGTAATGGTAATCAATTACGACAACTTGCAATGGTTAACTGAACAATACCTAGATTTTGACGGCATTGTATTTGATGAGCTAACCCGCCTCAAGAACCCATCCGGTGCAAGGTTTAAAGCGTTATTGAAAGTCATTGACCCCATGAAGATTCGCTGGGGATTGACCGGTTCATTTACTAGCAACGGCCTAGAAGATGTTTTTGGCCAGTGCAAGATTGTTGACCAATCCCTGTTAGGCCGCAGTAAGGGAGCTTTTCAGCAGCAATACTTTGTATGTATCAATCGCGACTTTGGCCAGTGGGAGCCTAGAGTTGGCTCATTAGAAGCCGTTATGCAGCGTATCAAACCTGCTACGTTCTTGCTGGAATCTTCAGAGTACAAGGACAAGCTGCCACCACTGCGCACCGTAGAGATACGCAGCGATTTGCCAGATCGCGAACCATACGAGAAGATGAAGAAAGATTTTGTTTATCAATTTCCAGATGCCAAAGCTATTGCAGCTAACGCTGCGGTGGTTACTCAAAAGTTACAGCAGATGGGGTCAGGCTTTATCTACGTTTCTGATCGTAAGCCAGACTTGACTCGGCCGGGCGAATTTATTAACACGCAACAACCAGTGTGGTTTTCCAGCCACAAGTTTGAAATGCTAGAAGATTTGCTGGCGGAAAACCAGCGAGCCAACACCATCATTGTTTACAACTACAAGGAGGAATTGGCTGAGTTGCAGCGCCGTTACCCTAAGGCTGAAACAATTGACGCCCCTAACGCGATCGAGCGTTGGAACGCAGGCAATATCGAGCTATTGCTGATCCATCCTAAGTCTGCGGGTCATGGCCTCAACTTACAGCATGGCGGCAACAAGATCGTATTTGTATCGTTGCCTTGGAGCTTAGAGTTGTACGAGCAAACGGTAGGTAGGTTACACCGAGGCGGTCAGAAGCATGAAGTCTGGTGCTACATCCTATTAACCAACAAAACTATTGACGAAAAAGTTTGGGCTTCTTTAGCCGATAAACGGGCTATTTCGGAGATTGCGCTAGAAGAATTGAAATAATTGTTTTACATTACAAATAAATCTGTTACAGTAACCAAACTTTGAAAGGAATTACCAATGAGATTGTTTAAAAAGAAAGAGCCAGTCAAGTCGTATAGCTGGAGAACTTTGACAGATATTCTGTCTACTTTGAGTGAAGAAGATGTATTGGATTTGCTTGAAGCAGAACGAAAAGGTGAAAAGCGTTGGTCAATCGTACAACGCCTACACCAGCGGTACACCATTCTTCGCGCGGCTAGAGAACGGGATGAATTGAAACAAGAAATAGCTGCTTAACGTAATTGATTTAACTAGAGGAAAAATCATGAGAACACCTTATATTTGGACTGCTGCTGGAACTGACATTACTACGCGCTGGCGTACTCAATACGGCTGGATTCCGCCGTCTGAGCAACAAGAGTACCGCGACAAGTGGAGATACTTTCAGAATCTTCCATTGCGCGCATTAGATGATGGCGCTAAAGAACTGTATGAGATTGCGCTCAAGAAAGCCAAAGTAGTGAGGTTAAAATGAAAACTATGCTGACAGACGTTACTAAAGCCTTTCCTTATGAAGAATCATATAACCATAGTGGAATGGATTTACGGGATTACTTTGCCGCTAAATATTTATCCGGCATTATGGCAAACCCTGAAATTGATTTCGCTACGACCTATAAAAGATTAGCTGAAATAGCGTATATGGTTGCAGACGCAATGATGGAGGCTAGAAAATGAATACCTTACTAACCGACATCGTCGCAGCTCGGCAGCTTATTAATCAGATTGAAATCTTAGCTAGTAACGCTCATGTCAATGGGCGTAAACCTATCTATGATAAAGTCCAAGAGCTACAAACCCATGTTCAACTTTTACTACTAAAAACGGCGGATTACGCATGACAACTTGGACACTTTCAGAATTAGGTTGCACTGGCGATTGTTTACAAGGTAGGGCGCCATGCACTTGTCAAGAGCCAATCCCATTCATGGGGTGGCTTCGGCATGAACCAGTAATGATTGTTGAAAGTGGCGCAAGTGTCATGTCAAAACCAGAGGAAACAAAATGATCTACATTGTGTATACATTGTTAGTACCGATTAGCTTGATTTTGACAGTGCTTTCGATACCTTTAGCCCCTATCTTTGTGTTATTTGCTAGGGTTGAAATGGGTTGGTGCAACAACCATAGTTACGAAGCTGAAGAACCGCGTTTGCCATCTTGGTTAGGTTGGTTTATGACGCCAGATAATAGCTTGTATGGTGACGCTACATTTAAAGAACTGAATGGCTTTAGCTATTTTTCAATGATTAAGTGGCTGTGGCGCAACCCGGCGTATAGTTTTGCGTTACGCTATTTAAGCGAACCATACTTTACCAGCGTTAGCGGGGATAAAACAATTAAGGATAACGACAATGCAAAAGCGGGCTGGTGTTTCGTACACGTTGATGGACTATTTCAATTTACTCTTGTTGCCCCTATTGGTTTTAGCCGGTGTATCTATGTTAATTTGGGTTGGAATATACGCGGCTTGGTGGATGATAACGTCCAGCCTAAACCGGCTAATTGGCAAGCGACGTTCGTGTTTTCTCCAAGACTATCGGGATTTAGATAAATGAACGCAAATGAACTAGCTGATGCTTTAGTAAATACGGACTACACACCATTAAAAGCGGAATGTGCCACCATGCTACGCACTATCCCAGCACTACAAGCTGAAATAGAGGCGTTGAAAACAGATTTATTATTCTTTCAAAAAGAAAAATCTAAAGAAGAATTAAAGTTAGCAGCTAGGTATTTTGAACTAACAGATGAGGAAATAATTGAACTGTTTGAATCCTGTGGCTATCCAAACACTATGACTGGAATTAAAAAATTTGCTAGAGCAATACTAAGAAAGGCAAGTGAGAAATGAAAAGAATTATTGCTTTTGTATTATGTTTTTCAGCCACATTATTTATTGGTTGGGTAGCTGGAACGGACTTAGACCATAGAAGTTTAGACCTTGCAGTTTTGCTTATGCTATCAAGCGTAGTTGGCATGGTTGGTTTTATTTCTCCATTTTTAGATGATTAAGAAAGGTAAGTGAGAAATGAGATTAACGACTGAAAAGGTATTAAACGACATTAAAACCTATTTAGAGGAGACAGCAGAGCTTCCTTGGGGTACGGCACACATCATCCTAATGGAAGCACAAGACCAGATTAGCAGCCTACAAAGACAGCTTGATTACAAAGAATTAACAGATGAGGAAATAGATTATTGCTGGAGTCATTCGCATGGCAATACACCTTGGATGAAACAAAAAGCATTTGCTAGAGCAATACTAAAAAAGGCACAAGAGAAATGAACGCAAATGAACTAGCTGATTCGATGGAAATCCGTGCGTCAATTCGTAGAAAGGCAACAAGCCGTAAGAGCGTACAAGAAAACGCCAACGATAGACTTGCTGACCAGTTAGAACAAGCAGCCACCATGCTACGCCAGCAACAAGCTGAAATAGAGGCGTTGAAAGCTGATAACGAGCAAATGTGTAAAGCATTGTTCAAGGCAACTAGAGCAATACTA